AGACACAAATTTTCCCGCGCGCTACGACACAGTGCTACAGCTACAGTACCTTCGCATTAGTTTTAAATTTTGTTTTTTTAAAAAAATATTTTTTATTTTTTTTCTTTATTTAAAAGATATACTATTTTTACTGTAGCTACTGTAGCAGATATTAAAAATAGTAAGTAAAATAAGGGGTTTAGGGCTGCTACAGTACCTGCTACAGTATAGCTACAGTACATCGTTTTTTGCCCCTACCGTTGCAGTTTGTGTCAATTCGGTTACAGCTTTCCCGACTTCTCTCAGCCTCTCTCGCCCTCTTTCGAGGTTCCAGGTCTGCTACAGTACCGTTGCAACCAGCCCGGTTTCGGTCGGTCAGATCCGATGGGTCTACCCCATCCGACCAACCTTCCCCCAGAGGGGAACCCTCCGTCCACCACACACACGCACACGCTCGGATTAGTCCGGGCCTTTTTTGTTTTTCGGAGATTTTTCAGCTTTTCTGAATTTAAGCGCATCCAGAAAAAGTGACTTTTTGTTCCCGGCGAATATTTTTGGGGGTAACCCCGCCCGCTCCCTGGTTTACATAATACCCCTCGGGCATGGTATAGCCGCCGGATGTACGCCAAAACAGCGCAAAAAGCCCGCTATTCGTTGCGTGTTTCATACAAAACGCGCAATTTTTCATAGTTAGAGAGCTAAAACCCTGTATTTTGTCGGATGAATTACAGGGTTTTGATGAACGCTGACACGGTGTCAGAGTTACCACACCCACACGCTGCACCAGATTCGATGCAAAGTGGTGGAAATGTGGTGATTGATGCGCTGAATCAAGTGCAATGTGGGGACTCATGGCACAGAGTTGCATTGGAAATGGTGCAGATGTGGTGGAAGAAATGGTAACTCGTAGGCCCTGGGCTGTGGAGGTGGTGACCGTGACCACGACCGCACCAATCACAGGCACGACCACGAGCGCAGGAACAGCGCAGGACGGGCGGCACAGGATGCGGCAGACCGTGTGCATAGCTGATCGCATCCATAGCGCACAGGGGACGCACAGCCCGCAGGAAAAGAGCGGTTAAACCGCATCGGTTGAACCTCTCAAAAATTTTCGGTTAAACCGATAAAAAATGCTTGACAGCGGTTTAACCGATGTGGTATACTCCAATCATGAAGCGGTTAAACCGAACCGAACACCAAGCCAAGCCGAGCCGGAGACACCGGACGGCAGCCCCGACAGAGGGCAGAAAGGGAAGAACAATGATCACCAAGACCGAATACAGAGCCATGTTCGCCGCAGACCGTGACGCAGCCCGTGAGACCGTCAAAGCGTGGAGGAATGCAGTTGAAGCCCTCGACCGCATCCAGACTGCCGACCTGATCGCAGAAGAGACCCCAGCCCACACCGTGAGCCTGTTCGTGAATGAGGTCGGTGAAGACCTCGCCCGGTTCGTGATTGCGTCCCTGATCAATGCGTCAGCATGGGATGGCCGTATTTATTCCAATGTGGCAGAGTGGGCCAAGGGCCAGCACTCCCTCGATGAAGAGGCCACAATGGATGCGATGCTGTATAGCCGGATGCACAAGGCCCACCTGAACCAGATCGGACAGGCAATGATGCAGTATCAGCCCACCACCACAGAAGATGCCCAGGAGGCCACCACAGAGGCCACAGAGGCCGCAGAGACAGAGGCAGAGACCGACACCAGCACCGAAAGCACCAAGGGCGGCGAAGAGACCGCCCCGGCTTTCACCATCGCACACAATGACCAGTTCAACAGCGTTGAGGTCAGCTTTTCCGGCAAGCCCTCCGCAGAAGTGCGGGACGCTCTGAAGGCTCTGCGCTTCCGCTGGCATGGCGTCAAGCGTGTGTGGTACGGCTACGCCACCGAGGAAGCCGTCCGGGCCGCTATCGAGGGCAAGAGCAGCGAGAAGACCACCAACAGCGCCGAGGCCGCACCCAAGGCCAGCAAGGCCACCAAGGCCACGCAGAAAGCCCAGGGAACAACACAAGACCATATCCGCATTTACTACAACGGCATCAAGGTTGATGGCGGGCGGCTGATCCGCTGCGGGTACAGCATCGACAACAACGCCGAGAACACGCCAAGCGTGAGCATTTACGCCAGAGATTACGACCATCTGCCCCGTGATCTGTTCGAGGTTCGGAACGAGTCCGACAGCTACACTGACTATTTTGAGAACGACAGCACATACCTCACGCCGGAACATCCACTTTATAAATACTTCCGCTTTGCGGCTATGAAAGCAAAAGCCAGGGACGATTCCAAATACTGTGAATATCTGCGGGAGACTCTGAACAGCGGCAAGCGTGAACCGTGGGCCGGACATTATGACAATCTCCGGGCAGACCTGGCCCGCCGGGAAAAGACCCTTGCCGAGTTCGCACAGATGACCGACCCTGGACAGCCCACCGCCGAAGACCTCGAACAGATCGACCTCCAGCGGCAGGAAGCCGAGAACGCACGGAAAGCCGCAGAGCATGAGGAAGAGTTGCGGCAGCGTGAGATCTACCTTGCGCAGCGTGTACACGGTAAGCGGCTCATCCTGGCCGAGCAGGAAGCCCACCCGATCAAAGCGGATCAGCCGATAGTAACGATCATTTGGAGCGAACACCCGGCCTTCTCTGACTACGAAGACGGAGAACTGCTTCTTTCGGTCACGGCAGCGGAAAACATCCTGCACACGCTCGACAAGGAACAGCACGAGACCAGAGACACCGACCACGGGCGGGGCTGGTACTACAAAACAAAGTTCACGATCTCCGGCGTTGATTTCGAGGGTGAACCGCTCGAATATGAAGGACGCTACGACCTCGGAGACGGTGACGGTGGACTCGTCCAGCACATCCGCAGCTTTGGCGAGTGGAACCGCACACACGGCCCCTTCGGTCAGCCCATCGAGAACCCGGAGGAAAGCAACGGGACAATCAGATTTGCTGATTACCTCGCCGGACTCATCGAGAGCGAGAAAGAGCGGGAACAGTGCGAGATCATAACACTTGCCCCGGCTGACGCTGGGTGCGTCTTCTGAGATCGGATAACCCGACCACATACATAAAAACCGCTGACCTATCAGGCGTTACGGGGAGAAAGGAAATGCAATGAACATTGAAAGATGGACAAGCGGATACAAAGCCACCGCCGCAGATTGGTATGACGGGAAGAGCATATATTTTGAAGTTGAGTATTATAGTCCCGGGCAATCTGCTTCTGCTCCGCCCGTCTGGAGTAAATCTTACCTTCTCCCCATCGAGAACGCGCAGACCGTCCGGGAATACTTCGACAGTGTGACAAATGCGCTTGCTATGAACACTGACGAAAGAAAAATGCTTGCCATGTACAAGAACGGCACGAAGATCATTGAGAACGGCCAAAAGATTGCCTAACCGACAAAACAATATCAAAGCTGTCCTATCGGCTACACGGGGAGAAAGGGAAAAACAATGATAAAATACGATAATTGCAAGAACTGTGTAAGCCTCTGCGAACACGCCGGAAAAGATCGGGAGTTTGTCTGCCCTGGTGGCGTCAGTTGTAAACAGACCCAGAAGCCGACAGCAGCTAACGGGCAAGACGAAATGTTCGCCCATGCTCTGCGGGTGCTTGATGTCCAGCGGCTCGACTGTATCGAACACGGAGCGGAACCGGGCATGAGGTGGTTCCCATGCTTTGGCCCTGGTGATCTTGGGCAAAATTGCTATTATAACGGACATATGAACATGATGGATGCAATGCTTCTGCCGCTCAGAAAGACAGTTGTAATTGATGAAAACGGGCGGCATCACATAAAAGACCTGGCAGATTGACAGAGGGAGGGCGAGAGAATGAATAATTATTCACCCATTCTGCGGCGGTTGTCCGTGTTCCTGTCTGCGGTTGCTTCTGGGATGCTCTCCGGGTTTGCCCGTTCGTTTATGTTATAGAAAGGGGGTGACATTATGGCAAATGATGTGGTAAAATCTGACTATCTTTTTCCATCAGGAGGGGAAGAAATGTCAGAAGAGGAGCGCAAATATTACGAGAGCGAAGCCAAGAGGAAATGGCAGAAAGAAAACACCGTCTTTATAGGCGTAAAGCTCCAAAAGTCAACCGATGCGGACATCCTGCAATTTCTCGAAGGAAAGCAGCGGCAAACGGTCATCAAGTCCGCTCTCCGTGAGTACATCCAGAACCACCAGACCGCCACCGAGGACCAGCCAGCCGAAGAGGAGAAGCCAAAAGTTGATTACTCTTGGTTTTTTGAAGACGAAGACGAAGAACAATAACTGAACACAAGAAAGGGGTATAACATGATCACAATACTTTTCATCACCTTCTGTTTCTATCTGGTAGCGGAACTCATCAAACAGGGGACGGCAGCGAAAGCCCGGAAACGTGAGGCGGCACGACAGGCCCGTATAGAGGCCGAGATGCGGCGGGATCGAGAGGAGCGGGAAAGGGTAGCCCGTGAGCAGAGGGAACAGCGTGAGGCCCTTCTGGCCCATGAGAAAGCCCTTAGAGAGATGCACCTGGCACAGCTTCGGGAAGAGAAGCAGCGGTTAAAGCTGGAAGCGGAACAGGCGAAACAGGCGGCAGTTCTGCGGAAACATGAGGAACAGCTAAACAAGCTGACCGCAAAGGTTGAACAGTGCGAGGAAGATATCCTGCAATGGCAGAATCAGCGGGAACAGTTGATTGATTATCAAGAGTATCTTGAACGGGAGCGGGATGCTTGCATCGGCGGCAGTAAGCAATGGCACAAGTGGAATAATAAGTGCCTGACCAACAACAACAAAGTCTACGGTCTGGATACCAGAATCAGAAAAGCATACTACACCAAGGCCGAGGCCGAGCGGAAGATCAGCGAGGAGGCGATATAATGCAAGCCCTCACGACAGAGCAGTACAAGCTGATCATCGCCACCATGCGGGAGGGGTCTGGTTCTCTGAGAGCCAACCCCCGATGCGCTGCCGTTCTGGTAGCCGAGGCCAACCTGGGAATGCGGATCGGGGATGTTCTCCGGCTCCATCTCTCCGACATCGTGAAAGACGGGAACCGTTACCGACTGAACATCACCGAGGAGAAGACCGGGAAGAAACGGCACTTCACCGTCCCCGATGCGATTTACACCTTCTTCTGCGACTACGCCAAGGCCAACCACATCGAACCGACCGACCTTCTGTTCCCGATCAAGGTGCGTGTCGTACAGCGCAATCTGAAGGCCGTGTGTGACCTTCTGGGGCTGTCCAATATCAGCACCCACTCTTTCCGCAAGTGGTACGCCACGGACATCTATAACGCTTCTGGGCATGATATCGTGCTGGTTCAGCATCTTCTGCAACACAGCAGCCCGACCATCACCCGGCGGTATATCGGCATCGAGGATGCCAAGATTGAACAGGCAATAGCCGGACACGTTTGTCTGGTATGATGGGAGGATAGACAATGCCGACATATAGATACTATTACGGAATGCGGCTGAGAGGATACAGCCCAGGAGCGCAGCCGAAAAACGTGGTCGAACGCAGGGATGATCCGACAGGCAGATACTATGATATCATCGCATACACCCATCCCTTGACCGAGGACGAGTGCTTTCTATATGATCTGGATTATATCGATTTCAAGCCGTTTAACGTGGAATGAATTGAGTTCGGCTACTTAGTTAACGAGCGAATCTGACCACAACTTTATCACAACTAAAAGAGAGACAGAGCATTATGCCCTGTCTCTTCTGCTATTTATCTCTGTATGGCGGCACTCTTGGATCAGCTAATGCATCGATATGATATTCAATGTGGGTTAGTTCTGCTCCTGGTTCTATCTCTGCTACTATTCTCATGCTGGTTATACCTTCTGGATCAAGCGATATCGTGTCAGCATCATTTGCAATCCGCAGCCCGATTGTCTTGATATGCTTTACAAGATCTTCCCTTGTTCCAAATCCTCTTGGCCTTGGTACTATGCTCATTGTTTATGCTCCTTCTGCTCGTTCGCATATTCCATACAACGAACGGCAATCACCGCTGCTATGCTAAGTTGGCAACTTGTGTTTTCACAATAATACGGACTATTGCACCCATAACAGCATTCATAGCACGATTCGGATTTTAATGTTTCTATTGCTTCTGCTATGTTCATTCAATGCTCCTTCAATAAGAATCAATCATCCGGCAGCACAACATCAGCATCCTGCCACTTTGCCGCAATGCTCTCAGCAGATTGCCGTTCACCAAGAGGGCTGGTATCTCCTGACAATTCTTTCCCATCGCTTTCCCGCATAGAATCGTAGGCTTTCTGGAACCAGATGGTGAGGATCGGGTTAATCATCCCTTCTACACCGCCCTGTTCATGGATGGACGCAAAGAACATCGTGAGGTCATCGGCAAACTGTTTGTGGGCCGGAGTCCCGGACTTACCATTCCTCCAATTGGAAACATCTGCTTTGGTCAGCCCTACGGCAAAATACGCACTCATGTTATTCGGCATGATATTCCGTTCTGCACAGTATTGCAGATACGCCACAAACCGATTGTACAACTCCTGCACATTCTGCTTGTCACCGCATGACTGCCGCATCCGCAACAGATCGAGATGGTAGTTGATAAAAGTGTTTACCTTATCGTCCCCCATGCGACCGACCAGGTTCTCGATGACCGTTTCGTTCTTCGAGATGACATACTTCGTATCGGGTATGATAATCCCCGTTGCCTTTTGGTTGAAAGGTTTATCCCTCTTTTTCTTCTGTTCTGCAACCCACTCAGGATGCCGATGCTCATAGATCGTCTTCTTTATCACGTTCTCCGTAGTCCCCAGCTTTTCCGCAATCTCCCGGTACTTGTACCCTTCATTGCGGAGAACTTCTATTTTGTCGTAAGTAACTTTAGGAATTTGAATCACCTTCTTCCCAGTCTCGGATTGCAAAATAGGCAGAGCCAAAGCGGTATTGCGGTATATGCCCATCTTCGCAATAAATCCACCAGTCTAAACTACGATGCCCTAACCGAACACGCTTATCACAAATGGGGCATCTTTTTTGTATTGTCTGTTCATACCTTTTGTTTACTCTCCCCATGTGAATCACCTTCTTTCTGTTGGCTTCATAATTTTACAGAGGCAAGCCAAACGGATCATCTTCATCATCATCCTCAAAGAACGCACTGTAATCGACTGCGGGTTTCTGTTTCGGTTCCTCCAGCGGTTTCGGTTTCGGGGGTTCGTCCTCTTCTTTTACCTTCTGCCAGCACCGCTGCCGTCCGTAACTCCCGACCGTTCTGGGTGTTCTCCGTTCCCATCCAGGCATCTTGTTCATGATCATCCCGATGTCCTTTGACTCAACCAGGGAAGGTTCGTGCGGTCGGTCTGGATCGGATGACAGGGCCTCATGACAAATCTCCCGAACGCAGGTGAACTCACCCGGATACTTCTTTTCGAGAAACTGTTCTATCGCACCGATTCTCCAGTCATCTTGCATTGCTTCCTCTTGCCTCTTCCTGTACTCACTCTGAAGCGATTTGTTTGCGTAGTTGGGCATCTTCCCGGCCTTGTATTTCTCCCTTGCCTCGGCCCAGCATTGCAGTACATAGTCCCTTATTTCATCCTCATGGTCGAATATCTCATAACCATCGGAATGAACCTCAATCGGATAGTACCTTCTGTTGCCGGACTTATCGGACAGGGGATTCGAGTTGTTGCTTGTGCCGATGAAGATGCACCGCCTCGGTAGGTCAACCGTGTTCTTGTCCCAGGGCTTTCTGTACTTGTCGAATGCCCGTGTGATATACGCCTTTGCTGCCTCTTGCTCTTTGGTTTTCGTTAGCGCAAGCAGTTCTGATATCTCGCATATCCACTTGCCTTGCAACTGCTCAATAGCTGGCGTCCCCTCCATCTGTGTGACTTCACCGTAATACTCATCCGATATTGCGAGGAACCGAACGAGGGTGCTCTTGCCTTCTCCCTGTTTCGTACCGATGAGAATCGGCACATCATCGAACTTTGTCCCAGGCTGATACAACCGATGAATCCCTCCGGCGAATATCAACCGGGAAACCTCTCGACTATACGGGGAATCCTCGACCTTTGCCCAGTCGATCAGGAACCGTTCACACCGCTCAACCCCGTCCCACTTCACACCCTCGATGATGTCAATGATCGGATTGTATTTCCGCAGTTCAAATAGCATTCTCAAGGCATCGGAGTGCTTGTCCTTCGAGTACAGTTTATAGTTCGACTCTATGTAGTTCCGGCTCTTTGCCTCGTCAGTATCCGTCCACTTTTCTATCTTTACGTTGCCGTCCTTAACAGTATGTATCTCTGCGTTTCCGCTCAGTTCGTTGTATCGGATACTGTTAAAGTATTTATCGCTCGTCATCACCAGCAGAAAGTTCCCAATAGTTATAGCTGGCTTCCCTTTGCCGCCATCCTCCAGTATCGGCCTGACGGACACAGGGATCATTGTCCCTAATTCAATCTTTGTTCACCTCGCTTATGGTTATTTGGCCCACTATTGCTTTCCTATGTGGCTGCTTGCGAGGAATTGGTGTAGTAGTGTAACTTTTGCAAGTCTTTCCACCGTATCCACCGCTCCAATCCATTAGGTCATCAAACGGGAATACTTTTTCACCAAGAAACCTTGCCCTTTCGCAAGCATTCACGATTCGACAGTGCCAGTTCCGAAAGCGTGTGCATTTAAAGCATTGTGTTTCCAGAAACAATTCATACTCCGTCCCGTTAGAAAACATATGTTGGCACGGAATCTTATCTGATTTGTTGCCCATTGCTTTTACCTCGGTTCTGCGACAGGGTAGCAATCTATCTCCCACGCTACCCTGTCGATATTCTTTACCGCTTCAGCCCATGCCGGAGTACCTACCCGACAGAACATCCGCTGCCGATCCAACCGACACCACTCATCCCACAGGCGATGATACCCGGCCTCCCACTCGGCCCTCCGCTCCTCTTTCTCTCTGGCGGCTTTCCTGCGCTCCTCAAGGGCCTTGTTCTCCGCAACGCTTATTTCCCTGTCCAGCGGCAGACCGAGCCGGAAGTCAGCGTTTATTCGCTTCATAGCGTCCGTTCTGTCTCGGAGGCTGAGTATCGTCTGCACAAATGAGATCACATCACCGCTTGCTCCACACACAAAGCACTTGTACCATCGGTCGGTGTAGGAGAAGTTCCGGTCTTTCCCGTTGTGAATCGGACAGGCGATTCTGTGATATCTGGTATCGATTCCGGGAAGGTAGGTCTTCACCGCCTCGTCCATTGTGACGGTTTCGTGTATCGCATCAGCGATGTCTTCCCAGCTTGCTCGATGCTCTTTCTGGTATCGGTCTGTCCAACTCACATCCAAGCCCTCCATGAAACGGATACCTGATAGCATGACGGCATCTGCTGCACACCCATACTGACACGTTACACTCTCCACCGACCCCGTACCGCCTCACCACAGCTTCGTCACGGCATTTCCGAACGCACCCATGATAGAATTGCTTTCGGGTTATGTCGCACCGTATAGGTTTGCTTTCGGGGCGATACGGGATCTTGACATCACCCATGCCCATCTTTGTACATCTCCAAAAGGAACGCTACGTTGCAAGCGATATGCTCCAAGTGAAGCAGTCCGCTTTCTGGGTCTACAGAGTACGGTTCGTTCCAGACTGCCAGCGTGTGCCGTAATAGGGCTTCATGGTATCTTTCTGGTTCAACATTTCTCCAGTTGTTGGGGTCATGATACTTTGATGTTCCGTACTCCCTTACCCTCGCAACCGCCCATATTATCTCTGCTGGAACGAGAGAAGGTTTTATCTTTCCAGCATCTGCTTTTGCAATATTATCCATACATTAATATCTCACGGGCATAGTAGTAAATCACCGAAAAGATGATTCTTCCTGAGTTCCTCTTATCGCAGAACAGAACCGTTGTGTTGTACCGCACCATCCATGTACAGATGCTTGCCCAAAGGGATTTGGCATTAAACTGCGACCGATAATTGCCGAGGAACACATCGTCCGTTGTGTTGTTCTCGATCAGGAGGAAGGGCTTGGCTCCGGTGGCCTTGGCCCTGATGAACTCATTGTTGAACCTGTCCCTGTTCTGACCCATGTTTCCGCATAGCTCAGTCAAAGAGTTTTTGCGTTCAACAAAGATGTCATGTTCCAGCGTCATATCCCCCAGCATTGCCGAGTAGTCACCGGAGTCCAGTTTCCTCACCACATACGGAATATTGTTCTTATCGAAAAACGCACGGATATGCTCATTCCGCTGCTCCCTGCTGTCAATTATGATCGTCAGGTGTGTCAGTTCCTCTTTGAGAGAGGCTTCATTCCAGAACCGATTCATTACAGATCGAACGGCAATCCGTCATCGAGGGGTTCTTCCTCAATCTTGGAGACAGTCTGCCTCTCAGGTTTCTCCCCTTCAAAGGGAGGGAGATTGGCAGCACGGTCGGCAGAGATGAAGTATGCCAATTCGGTGTAGCCGTTCTCATTTTCTTTGAACATTCCGGCCCCTTCTGCCCCGATCCAGCCAACGAAATTAAAGTCCCCATCAGGAATCTCTTTGAAGCTGTCGAAGAATGAGGTTGCGTTCCGATTGAAGTTGTCATTGTCAACGAGCCAATACTTGACCTTGGCTTTCGAGCCGCTGGGAACAACAGTGATAACAATCATATTGTTTCCCTTCTTGGATACGGTTTCCTCGACATCCACAATGACACACCGCAGTTTCCCTACGGTCGGATTGTACTCACGCTCGACTCTCTGATAATTTGACCAGTTACCCATTTTTAGTTTCTCCTTTTATAAAAATCATAATTTGCTACATCCCAGTTCTTGCAGTATGTATCTACCAGATTCATATGATCCAAGAACTCCATGAATGCCTTGATTGTTGGTTCGATGGGAGGGACGATATCTCTTGGATACCGCTCACGATATACCCACTTCCCATCACTGATGATATAGGTGAAGTCCATCGCCTCCGGCACAAGAGCCAGGTACATAGCTGTCTGTGGAGTTTTGCTCCAGTGATACTTCCCTATCTCATACCGTTTACTGTACTTGCAATCCCAAATGTGACCAGCACGAAGATAATCGAGGACACCATGCAAAACGAAGTCTACCCCGTTAACTGTTGTGTTCTTTGTCAGGATGACTTGTTGTTGAGATCCTTGCAGTTCTTCTGCCATCTCTGTGATCGGTTTATACCATTCGTGGTCAGTCGGTATCGGTTGACCGTCCAGAACGTGGTTTAGTACCGATTCGTATCTGGTTCCGTCCAGCATTGCGACTGTGGTTTCTTTTGTCTCCCGGTTGAGAGTCTTAAGGAAAGACTCCCAACCATCGTCTTTTCGGAAAATGTACAGATAGTCAGCTAATAATGATTGTGTTATCCGGTACTTCGGCAATGACCACCACCCCAATCTCTCGGTTCTTCTGTTAATGCACGTTCAACGCTCCAACCGTACTTCTGGATTCGGTCATATATAATTCGATAATTCCAGCCTTTGGTTTTCCCCCATTCGGCAATAGTTTTTGTTTTTCCATTAAACGTGACATTAACATTTCTCGTTTGGTTGTTTGCTTGAACAGTGGAGTCTACCCATCGGCAATTGTCTGGTGAGTAACCTTTTGAATTATCGATTCTATCAATTGTGCAAGCATGAGATTTGGCATTTGCATCATATCCATTTGATAATGCCCACTTTTCAAACACCTCATAATCTTCCCATTCTTTGCACAGCTTGATTCCTTTGCCACCATAATATTTGTAAGCAGTGGATGTCTTACAGTTGCATCTTTCTCTAATGCTTGACCAAATATTATGCAGCCTCGTTTTAGATTTGCCATGCGTTCTATTTATTACGCTTGTAAGTTCAGCATGATAACAGCCACAGCTTGTAGATTTTCCTTTTCTCAGTGCTTGCGTATTAACTGATCGTATTGTCCCACAATCACACTTGCATATCCAATACGCTCCAGCCGCATGAACGATAGGGTCACGTTCTATCGCAACCCATCGTCCGAAACGCATACCAGTTAAATCTATTAGGCTACCCATTATTACTCTGCCTTTTGCGAATAACTAAACTCATTCGTCTTCTTGTTATAGACAATTCCGAGTTCAGCCATTCGCTTGGAGAACATTGCCCGCCCCTCTTTCGCAGATGTCAGGACATTCGGCATACTCTTGATCATCTCCAGCGCCATAGAGCAGTCTTCCGGCTTCTGCACATCATTGCAGACTCTGGTGATGGCCTCCATCGTTTCCTTATACTCCTGCATCTTAGGATCGAGTTCACCAGCCTCTTTTTGGAGATTCTCTCTGATCTTTGCAAAGAGTTTTGCGAGAAACTCATTCTTCTCCCCATCCTTTACTTCGGGGATCTCAATCAGGCCCTTGATGCCGTATGCAGACTTTGCACTGTACTGCTCAGTCGGAGTGAACCCGATGTAATGTTTGCCGTTCTGGATGAACAGATGCCCACCGAGGTCGGCTGGTTGCCAGCAGATTACCTTGCAGCTACCATCTGCAACGAGGTCATAGAAGATGTCCCCATCGTTCCCTCTGGTGGTCTGCTCATGGAAGACATAGATGACATTGAACTTCTTCCTCAGTTCCGCAGACAACCGGACAAACTCGGACTTGACGATACCGTACCCCTGGAGGGAGAAACCACCGTCTTTCTTGCTGGCTTTCGGGTCGGTACGCATTGCCCAGTCTTTCATGTACTCGATCAGCGCACCGCAAGTATCAATGACAACAGTCTTGTACTTACCCTCCGCAGCTTTGAGGTCAGCCAGAACCTCTTCGTAGGTCTTGCAGATGGAGGTATCCTTGCGAAACTCCGGGTTTACCCTTGCCATGCCCTCGTCAGTGTCGATGATCAGGACATCATCCCCAGCGGAACAGGCAGTCGAGGTTTTCCATGTTCCGGGCAGCCCGGCAAGAATCATAATGATGTTCTTGTCACTGAAATTCATTTTGTCAGGTGATACAATTGCCATGTTTGTTTTCTCCTTTACACAACTAATTTGATATCATATTCTTCTGCGAGGACATCGGTCAGGTCTTTCAGTTTTACCCGACCTTCTTTGATTTCCTCTGACAGCTTGTCCCAACGGTTCCATGCCATAACAATGGCATCATTATCGAACCCAAAATCATCTTTCATGACGGTCAGGAATATCGCCATTGCCAAATGGCAAGCCCTTTCCTCTGCCTTTACCAGATCGGCCTGACTGACAGGACGATTTCTCGGATTAACCTTCTTACGCACTGGGATCCATCTCCGTCTTCACGAACTCAGCATCCCAGCAGCCGATCTTGGTCTTGTTCCTCTCACCGCAGAAATACACCAGAGAAGTGATGTGTTCACAGCTTTCATTCGGGCAGATGACAAACGGATTGTTGTCAACAGGATGCATGAACCGAGACACGACACCCGGCGTCAGGACGATCTCTTCGCCGCACCAGGGGCAGTTGACCTTGTCCCCTTCCTTAAATACATAGGTCATCGTGTTCCCCATGTGCTTGACCTTCAACTCGATGGGCAATGCCATCGGCAGCTTACTGTAGTGTTTCCTTTTTGGTTTCGTTGTGTCCATTGGTATCCTCCTTTAGTTCGACCGTGACATACTTGTTAACGGTCATTTTCATTTCTTCGTGTGTCCGACCGCACCATTTGGCTACTTCTTGTGCGGTCAGATGATCAACACCAAACCATTTCAGTTCGCTCAGTATCGAGTAGTACCGCCAGGATTCCAGCCTGATCGGGTTTCTCCCGTCCTTTCGGATGATGGCGATTAGTCGGTCGATTCTGCGCTTGGGTTCGATTTCTTTACGCCTTGCCATCATCAATCACCGTGTCAGTGATGCTGACGATGTTGCTTACGTTGATGTGCTTTTTTCCGTTCTCAATATCGAATGTTACAAAGTGCGCTATGAATGCTTTCTCAATATCAAACTTATACCCGGTCGCATCATAGTCGAATCGGCTTCCGTCCACGCATTTAATGCTAATCTTTCTCGACATCTTCATCCTCCTCATCAATCTCAGCATCCCTCAGACCGCATAGGTCACAGTCCCCGATACAAAACACGCCTGAGCAGAACTCCGGGGTATATGCATACTTGGAAACGCTCACAGCAACCACTCCCTTGTTTCTTTGATGAGTTCACCATCTATCAGAACGGTAAACATACATCCATAACAATAATGCTCGACCACATCCCCGTGAGTCCTGGCTTCCAGAATACCACCGCATTTCTGGTGCATATTTCGCCAATACTTGATGCATCCACGATCCCCTTCCATGATGTCACCACCATAAGGGGCTGCTCGGTTGAGGCAGACACCCGACTGCGGATGCCAGTAAAAGCAAGTTTTGCATTTTGGTAGCACCATTATTCTTCCTCCGTTCTGCTCTTTGACCATTCCTCAAGAGTGTCATAAGCCGCCGCAAGCATCTTAAATACTGCAACAACATCCGTGTCGTGGATATCCTTGAACCGTTCGCCCACAAATTTCAGTTCCCAGCACGGCTCATGATCGTTGTAGTAAAAATAGCCTATGGAATATTTGCATTCACGGCCTTCATGCTGGAAGAACTTTACAAGGTCAATGGTTTCATTCGGTTCATCCTCTTTGAATCTTGCGAGATGCCTTGGGCAAGCCTCTAAAGCGTAATCCCCCATTCGCCAGTAAAAGTTTAGTTCAGCCATCACTCGCCCTCCTCTGCCGGGTCTGCCGGGATAATAATTGGAGCGTTGACGATATCTTCCCACTCAACTCGGCCCGTTGGCAAAGCACCCATGTCTATCAAATCCCCATGCGGCGGGACGGGGACGGCTTTTGCTTCTTCCCAATAGGTCTTTTTGTCGATAATAACTTGCCCATTTGCTCGGATGATAAGACGATGCTCGTCTGCTCCTTTCGGCATCTCAATTCCCTTGATATAGACACCCATAGTCACACTTCCTTCCACCGACACCCATCACAGGCTCCCAGATGGCGTTGCTTGTAGTCCCCACAGCGGAGGCACAGTTCATCCCGGCACATATTCAACTCTGCTTTGGTATCTGCCAGGGCTTTCCTAAGATCAACTATTATCTGAATCAGGTTATCGTCTCCCGACTCTCTGGAAGGCTTCTTTTCTGTGTTCATTCCTTTCCTCCATATCAAATACATCTGCCTGTTTAAACCGACCACAGGCGGCTTTGTTTGGATAAATTCCGTAATTGAATGTACAGAACGGGAATCCAAATGAATCCCTCATATAGTATCGGCAGTCGGGGCAGTGCTTCCCTTCTCTCTCGGCAGCGGCCCGTTTTGCTCTTCTCTTTGCTCGGACAGTGGCTTCTGGTGATAGCCGTTTGGGGCGGTAGCCTTATTCTTTTCCGCTGCTATGTATGACTTGGGATCAGCATCAAATTGCCTCATGCAACTCCAACCACAGAAGTACAACAGTTTTTCTGTGTTTCCGCTGTTCCATCGAATAGTCCGTTTATATCCCCAAATCTGCAACTCCAGGATGAACCATTCTTTTCCACAGACAGGGCAAGTCCTATACGCCCCGGTTGCCGAAAAGGATTCAGCCATGCCGCCACCGCCTCGCATACCCGTCCGAGTTGATGTCCTTAACCAGCCACACCCCGTCAGGATTTAGTTCTGCGAATTGGTAATCCAGATCACAAGGCTTGCTCTGCTCGGTATGCCATTCTCGAACCGCAGCCTTGGCAATCTCTTTGTACTCATCGAGAACCGTGTTCTTTTCAGAGTAGGCCAGATACTGTTCCGGCTCTGACAAGACGGAGTGCAAATCCTTCCCCTTGGCGTCAGCCCGGTTGAATGCTGACCGAAGATATGTCATAAGATCCTCGGCGGTGTAGTGATACTTCTCGACAAAGAGCCTGATTCCGTAAAGGGCCTTTGCACAGTCAACCGCCTCTGATTCGATAATGGACTCTTCTGAACGGGCAATTGTCGCCAGTCGCTCTGCCTCGGCCTGTTGCTCGGCAGCTTGTTGCTGGTCACGTTCCTCCATAGCCTGTGCCGTCATCTGACTTGCCCTATATCTGATGGTCGAGTCAATCCCCCAGATGATCAGGGAGACGGTCAGGGCAATCAGCATGAAGACAATCGCCCAGTTCACAAACACTGGAATCATCGGATGCCTGGATACCAGTTCCCGTTCATGCTCTGCCCTCTCATGGAGGACAGCCTGGAGGGATTCCAGACGAGTCTCTGACGATTTGTCACTTGAAATCTCGTCAAGTCCCGTGTATAATGCAAGAGTGTTCATTGTTATACCCCTTTCCTTGCACCGCTCGAAGCTGGCTACTTCGGGCGGCTTTTAATTTTGTATTCCCTGTCTATGATCTCTGCGGCATATTCACCGAAGCAGTCAGCGTTTGCCGTCAAGAATCCGAGGACGATGTCCGTTCTCTTTGCGGCTGTCTCCCAGAGGCAATCCCGGCAGACCCTCCCGTAGATATCCCAAGGCCCGAACCAGTCTCCGCAGACCTGACACTGGACTGGCTCGGACAACCAGCCATCCCCCTTGTGGCAATTCGGGCATTCCCAACCGTAGTCATCGAAGTCCTTTTCCCAGTAGAACTCTTCTTCATCGTCCCACCAACCACAGTTGGAACAAATAAGTTTCGGCATATCACACCTTCCACTTCTCTGCCAGCTTCCGATGGGCTTCTGCTACCTCCGCAGCCGACATCCCCTTAATCTTGAGGAAGAGCGCATCCTTTTCTTTCTCATAGTTCTTCAGCCGGGATTCATAGGGCATCGCTCTGATTGCTCTATCGGTGATCTTTGGCATCCTTGTCACCCCTATCCTGTCTACGAATTTCCTCCGCTATCCGTTCCTGCAATTCTTCCGGCAGGTCAATCTGCCTGATCTCAGTTTCATGGTCATCATGGTTGCTGACACCGAAGATGCCCCGGATGATACCGAGGAGTAATAGCAGAACAATCTCCCCAACGATGGTCACCAAAACCCCCAGCCAGAATTCGCTAACGTACATTCTTTTGCCTCCTCTTCTCTGCTCTCGGAGGATTCCTGACCTGACCGACAGCAAATTCTTTGGATTTTTCTTTGTAAATCATTTCTTTCTTCGCCGCTTGCTCGGCATCCCACTGCTTTTTCCGGCTGCAATAACAACCGGGAAACCTGTCCTCACAATCCCGCTTACACGGCATATTCGCTGGCAGACTATTCATTTCGCATCCCCCGATAAATCAAATAAGTCTTGAACCTCGACCTTGATTCGGATTCCGAGGTATCTGCACAGTGCCTCTCGAATCTGAGGATTCCACTGGTCGGAAGGTGTTGTCGGAATCAACCGCCTAAGATATCCCTCCGACACGTTTGCCGCTTCGGAAAGGTCATGCCAGGTTTTCCGCATGGACATTTTTCTGTCCAAAATGCAAGCCCTCAGTCGGTCGATTTTTGGGAACCGGGGCTTGTCAAATTTTGATCGTGGCATTTAGCCACCTCCTTTATTTAATATCGATAATGTGATACCGACCATAACCGCTGCTTCTGCCAGAGCCGATGCCGAGGGAGAACCCAGCGTAGTTGATGATGTTTGCAATCTCGTTGATGGAGTATACGTTTGTCGTGTACTCGATCAAGATTTCAGCAGTCCAGCCGACAAAGTGGTTCAGTCTGGTAGTCACGGGTGCGCCACGTTTCGGACTCATCAGGCGTTCATCCAGACGCCATTCGGCAAACTTGATGGGGATCAGCCCACCATTGGAAACGATGTTCACAGCGGAATCGAATTTGGTGCTGTACTTGTCGATCTCCTGACGGACAACCGCCTGACCCCAGGATTTCTTCAGACCGAAAGCAGAGATGCACGGTGCGTTCTCCTCCAGCATCTTCTTGAACAACTCTTCGTTGCACTCAGCATTGGTATTTTCTACCGGGAGCGGATCACGCCAGTGAATCGAGGTCATCAAATCCTCATACTTGTTCTTGTGCTGGGCTTCCCACAGGGCCTGTGCCTTGCGGTCATCGGAGAGAAGCTGCCGGGTGTTGCTGGCGTTCATCTTGTTGAGGACGAGATCACCCTTGCCCTCGATGGTGATAACTGCGTGTTCGATCTTGATCTCCTTAAGGACGATCTCTTCTTTCTTGGCTTTCTGTGTGTTCATTGTGTTTTCTCCTTTTGTTTTAATATTGAGCCATAGGCTCTGCGAAAAGATAAACCTGATGTGTTGTATAGTGTTTTGTAGTGTCCGTTTGTGACCTCGGCTAACTTGTGCTTTGGTTGAAGGTTTATCCCTTCGCACGGCCTATGACCGTGCTTTTGCTTAGTAGTTTTCTGCACTGAAGTAATCGTTTTCTATATTGTTCTGGTCTGATTTCTATTAGGCTTCACAGCCCTACGAAAAGCTGAAGTGTTCTGTCTTTTGCTGCGCTATAGTGGAGTATCTTAGTCAGTGCTTTATTGCCCTTTTGTCGAAGAACTCATTCAGCCCTTCGCAGAGTTGTGAAACTCTGCAATAAAATTCTTATGCTCTATTAAACTGTTCTGTCGTATTTAATTGTAATGTATGCCATCTTGCTCTAATCAAACTTTTATTATCTTGATCAATCTATCAACTCAAGTATGTAATCCAACTCATGAAGAGCGGCATACTTGACTTTGAACGCATGGAGTTCTGCCATCGCCCTTTGTAAAAGGGCTTCATATTCTTCCTGGACTTTGAATGTCCGTTCCGGGATTTTGTACCCACCAGCGGAATCGGTCTTGTTGAAAACCCGAACCGGGGCCGGAGGCGGTTCCTTATCTGGAATGTCCCTTCGGAAGACCAGTTGGCTCGTCAGGATGACAGCCTGGTGTATCCGATACTTGTGTGCCGCTTTGGTATCATCCCATTCAAAGCACTTGTGGAGTTCTTTATCCTCGTCCTCTGCTGCTTCCACGATGTCTTCCGGCGTAAATTCTTCTCCAATCTCTTGGAGTTCATCGCAGACCTTCTGAGCATCTGCCTTGAACACTCCCGGTGTTCGCCATGTAGCTATGATATTTTCTGCCATTGTGTTACCCCTTTCTTTTCGCATAGGCTGTATGAAAAGCTGAATTTGTTGTGCAATGTTTTGTCATGTTTTGTATTGAACTGCACGTCTCCTGACAAATAATTTCTTATTATGTCTTAAGAAGGAGCGTTTTCAGCCCTTCATACAACCTATGCAAATATTTTAAGTGTTTCACTCTTGCATAAGTTCTTCTACGGTGCAATTAAACAAAGCAGCCAACTTTCTTTGATACTTTGGAAGAGGCTTACTGCCTAACACTTCCCACTTGCATACAGTAGATTGATCCACTTCCAATTCCCTTGCCACATCTTCCTGTTTTAGATTTGCGGCAATTCGCCTGTCCTTCAAAGTCACTTTTTCACCTTCTTTCTAAATTATGAAATTTCATATTGACTTCTCAAAAGAACTGTAATATAATGTAACCGCTTTGAAACATTTGACATTACCGCTCTAAGAGGGGTCAGGTTTTTGCGTCCTTTCTCTAAACGCAATGCTATGATAATTCATATTTTCATAAATTGCAAGCCCTAAATTATGAAAAATCATAGTTTTGTTGTAATGCACAAATCTGCCTCAACTTTTCTGTGAGGTTTTAACAATGAATACAGTATTCGATAGAATACAAACACTTGTTCCCAAAAAGCATGGCGGCATTAAGCAATTTTGCGACACACTTGGAATAAAACAACAAACTTACTCTGACTGGAAAGCTGGAAGGAACAATTCCCTTGACCAATACGTTTATAAAATCGCTTACATATACAAAGTACCTATTGAATGGCTGTTAACTGGAAAAGAAGTTGACCAGACATACTCAGTATCAAAGCAAGAATACGATTTAGTTACCGCATTTAACAAAGCCCCGTGGAACATCCAAGAATCCATCCGTCTTCAGCTTGGGTTAGGATCGGAAAAAAATAACGCCGATACAAGTTTTGTATCAGCGTAATGGTAGAACAATATGAAAGTTCCAGAACCAAAGAAATTACCATCCGGCAGCTACAACATCATGTTGCGTCTGGGAGGCCAGAACATTTCCATAACGAAGCCCTCCCCAAAAGAATGCAGAGATGAAGCTCGAATCATAAAGAGTGAACATCTCGCCGGGAAACGTGCAATACAATGCAATGAAACCCTCGACATCATCCTGACCAAGTACATTGACTCCAGACGCAGCGTCCTGTCTCCCAGCACTATCAATGGATATGAAACCATCCGAAAGAACAGATTCAAAAAGTATATGAAGAAAAAAATCTCGGACATAGATGATTGGCAAGCAGTCATCAATGCCGAGGTCAAGGATGGATTGTCCCCGAAGAGCATCCGTAACAATTGGGGTTTGGTTGTTTCCGCAATGGGGTATGTCGGTCAACCCGTTCCTCCCGTCCAGCTTCCAGCAGTAATGCCAGCAACTCGTCCCTGGTTGACGGCAGACCAAATCAAAGTGTTCGTCAATGCCGTCCACGGTCATCCGGTCGAGATTCCGGCCCTTCTCATGCTTCACAGTCTACGGCGGTCGGAAGTCTTGGGTTTAGACTGGTCGAACATCAATCTGAATGCCAAGACAATCAGAGTAGTCGAGACTGCCGTCATCGGTGAGAAGAACAAACTGGTGACCAAAAGCACCACAAAGACCAGAAAGAGTTATCGAACCATCCCGGTCATGATCCCGGAATTAGAATCTGCCCTTGCCGCTGTTCCTGAGAAAGACCGCAAAGGGAAGGTTTACAAACTGAACCCGAATAACCTCTGGCCTGAGATAAACGGAATCTGCCGGAGAAACAATCTGCCGGAAGTCGGATGTCATGGTCTTCGCCATTCTTTCTGTTCGCTTGCGGCCCATGTCGGTATGTCCGAGGCCGAAACTATGATGCTGGGCGGCTGGGAGGATGTCGGAACAATGCGGAGAATCTACCAGCACATTTCCGACCAGGACAGACTCAAGGCTGAGAACAAGATTTCTGCATTTTTCAAATCCACTTCCGAAAACGCAGATGGAAATGCAGATGGCACTTCAAAAGGCCAGTAAAAACAGGTAGTTTGGCGATTTCAATGTGGGTTCAAATCCCGTACGGGTCACCAATTTTCAACAGCCGTCAGATGTTCAGTCTGGCGGCTTTTCTTTCGTTTTTACCCACTTTTACTCTCGAAAAGTTCAGAATCGAAAAGCCATCTGCAAAACCGTCTGCGTTATTTTGCTACTCCAAAAACGCAGAATATACGGCATTTGTAGCAAACCGAATTTTCAAAATGCAGATGAAAATGCAGATGGAAAAGCCGTACGGGTTATGTACCCATACGGCTCTTTTATTATTCTTTTGCTTCTTTTGTTGGCTCGTCTTCTTCGTCTACATCGCCATTGTTATACTGGGCGGTGCTGATGCAGAGGATTGCACCGAGGAAAGTGCAGATGACCGTGATGGTAGCTGGAATCTGAGCGGCATAGGGAAGTTCCCAAATCTGGGCAAGCCCGGTGTAAAGCGCACCGATGGCTGGCAGCACGATGATGGTCAGGTACTTCAGAATGTCATAGACTTTATTTGGAAGTGCTTTCATGGTTTGTTCTCCTCTCTCAACCGGGAATGTCGATGATCTGGACGATGTTCCGGGGATCGACCTTGATGTCACCCAGGGCGATACCCTCCAGCAGTTCATGCGCTGCCTGGAAGATGGTGGTTGCCGGGGTGTTGATCGGATGGTGCTTTCCGTCTTTGGTAACATACTCGAACTGAATGTTTTCGTTCATGCTCTTCACGCTCCTTATCTTGCAATCAAAAAGTCTTGAATCTCGTTCATACTATTCTGGAGTTTCTCTGTGCTGTTCCCGTTTACCTCATGGCTCATGACTGCCATCAAGGCTCTCATGATAATTCGGTTGCTTTCTTCAAGCTGTGTGATACGCTCATGGTCATTTTTCAATTTTTCCGTGTGGTCTTCAACAGTATGTTCCAAAGTGTTCACGGGCTGATCTTTCAGCCGCTTCTCCTCTCTGGCGTTTTTGATTGCGCTCATGATGGTATTGTATACCCCGACCAGGAGAAGAATGACTGCGACAGTTCCTACAAGCTGCTCGAATGACAATGCTTGAATCTGCACCGGAATCACTCCTTTTCCATTGAGAGCAGTTTGTTCCACGTTGCTGGGCCGACACAACCATCTGACGCAAGGTCAGAATCACGCTGGAACTCTTTTACGGCATCGGTGACCTCGTCATTCCATGCTCCGGCAGCGTAGTTCAGATACCCTCTGCAATACAGTATCGCACCAAGGACGGTCACTTCGGGCCAATCGGTACAGTGGAAGTCGATTGTACGGGGAGGCCAGAAGGTTTCTATTGGGGTCGGAGGTGTTGGGGGTTCCGGCGGTACAGGAGGCTCCGGTGGAACTGGTTGCGGATTAAGGTCAATCTGAGACTTGATCCTGTTCGCCGCTTGGAATCGAGCATCGACATTGTTCACCGCCGGACGCTCGAATTTGAGGCAGATGTCATCGACACACTGATACAAGTCATTGCTCGTTTTCAATTCATCCAGCAGACCGGGCGATTCACTCGGCATTTCTTTTATAGCATAATCGCATTGCAGTTCAGCATCATCGAGTGCTTTGCCGGAGGCTTTCCAGAAATCGTAGTATCCTCTCTTCCGAGTCGGGAAGGTTAGCTGATACAGCCCGAATCCTTTCTGGTCATTTGAGAATCTATCTCGGTCAATCCGTCCGCTGGTGACATCATAGACATACTGCTTGCTGGCGCTCTGATATGGGGAGAAGTCCCCTTGCAGACGATTCGGCTCACAATTGCTCTCGCAATCGAAGTTACCAAGCATACCGAGCGCACCAGCTTCCGTCAGACCGTGCTTCCGCAGCCTGTTGTAAATAGTCTGGTAATAACTCATGTCTTCTCACCGCCTATCATGCCCTCGATAAATTCTTCCAGTTCTTCTCTGGTAATCACGGTTGTCATCTCCTCTCGTTTCACATTTATCGCTTGCCCACCACAAGCAGTCATCAAATATTATGATACCAACAGTAAAAACAACTCCGGCAACTGCGCTGAGTGGGCATATCCAGATTAGATGGTAGATGGAAATCATCTTTTGAAATCAATTCCCACCAAGATTCACATCATCGATATCCGTTCCAATGAGCGATTGCCAAACACCATTTACTTTACAATAAGCCTGAATAATACTGTTATATGCTATCTCTGATGCTGTAAACGTACCTGACCCTGCATTAACATAAAATACATCATTTATAAGATCGTACATTCCAATTACATCATCGGAATTACGCATTGCAGGCCGAAAATCCCTTATGTAACGATCTTCAAGATAATCATATATTTTAACAAAATTTGTTATGCCTGAATACCCTCCAGAACCTCTCCGTGAAAACAATCCCATGTTCACAGAAGAGGATGTAGTTGTATATACTGTACTGCCAGAATATCTTACATTATTGTTAATTATCACTTTCTGTTGCTCACTCTTCATGTCTGATATTACATAGACTCTTTCATGATAGTCTGGAAAAGCAATATTCTTCCATGCACTCTCAATACCAGCATACCCACCAGAACTTGCTGTATTAAATCCAAAATAGATTGCATTGTTATTTGCATTGCCTGTCCCGCCAATAAAAGTATTATCGCCTGTGGTGGTCCACGTTGTTTGAAACTCTACTCTCATTTGGACCCTTGCAGGAACACCTGTGTCTATCCATTGCGGGCCATTAGAGATTATACCCACCAAAGGTGTATATCCCGGAATTTCTGGTATTTCAATATATTCCAAATAGATATCTCCATTATTCCCTATGTTTGATGAAGGTGGAATTGATCCTGATCTAACATTTACAGAACCACCACCGCCTGTAGGAATAGCATTAACTGCACTGACAAATCCAGTGGGCCATACAAGCTGACTGCTTGTGCCGCCCTTAGTACGAATAGCATTTGCTACCGATTGAAACTCAGCCGTAGTCGCTTTATAGTCTGCCATTTAGAATTCCTCCCCATCAGCGTTTGGAAGTTGCACGTTCACTTCTGCATAGGCATACTGCCTGACATTGTGTGTCCCGTTGCTTGTGATTTGAACGGTTCCAGTCGGCTCGTCACCGCCGCCTTGAGCCTTGCCAGCCGCAAAGCCCAATACAAAATCTTTTGTATCCATGCCGTATCACCCCTGAAGACTACACTGGAATACCCAAGTGCTGGCATCCCCGTTAAACAGATAGAAGTTCCCGGTATCAATCTCGGTCAGGCTTGCTCCATTCGGGATATCCTCTGTCGGTTTGGTATCTGTGCTGAGACAGAACACTTCGCACTTGACGATGATAGCACCGCCATAATACTGATACGATTTGTTTGCGGTTACCATAATAATCTATCTCCTTTGTTAAAATGATATGCCGCTTGCCGGAGGCAAATCGCCGCCCCACTGAACGCTCCGCGCTTCAATCTTGCCGTTATTGATTGCAAGCACTTTGCCGTTGTTTGCCGGAACAATAACGCCGTATATGGCTTCCAAGACCGCTTCTATTTCTGCGGCTGTTAGCTGTGAATCGTAATATGTATTTGCCATACTCCATCACTCCAATTCAACAATCGTGAAGAGATTTTCATATGTGTCGAACGCAAGCTCCCCGTGACGAATATACAGAATCAATCCATTGTTGTCTGGATTCTCCGCATCATAAAACGCTTTCAATACTCGGTCGATTTCTTTACCGCTCATGTCTGTTTGTATAGCCATATCATCGCCTCAATAATACACAAGAATACACCCGTCCCCGCCTTTGCCGCCTTTGCCGCCACCGGAGCCGTATCCGTGCCGTCTGGCTATGGCTGTGACCTCTTTGCTGTTGGCCTGATTCGTAGCGAACTTGTGAATGACAACGGTTGATGCCCCAGCACCGCCGCCGCCGCCGTGGCCTCCGTCACCGCCACAGCCATAATCTTTCACGGTGCCTTTGTCGGCAGGAATGTACGAATAACTTGGGTCAACAATCGGGTCGTTGTGCCGCCCGGATAATGCTCCTGTGACAGTCACATAAAGCGTGTGAGTCGGGTCACCTTCCTCCCAATCCGGGTCATAATCGCCGGGATCAATCCAGTCGCTTCCGGGGCCATCGCCGCCAGCGTCTTCAATGTCTATAGCAAATCTCCCGACAATTACTTGCTTTGTTTCATATTCCGTTGGAGTTACAGGAATACCATAAAGCACTGTCCATGCGGCTTTAGCAATATCAAGGCCACCACCAGATGAATCAACCATATAATTAACACCGCCAGACAGCGCACTAAGATTTAATCCACTTCCAACATTTCCATAATACACTGTCTCTCCATTGTAAGTATAAGGAGTATTGACATTTACATTCCAAGGCCAGCTACCTGTCCCCGGATCAAAATAACCTACTCCGGGGGACGCTGAACACATGAAACTTCCGTAACGATAATTATCTGCTCCTAACAAAAAAGCTATATATCCGTTATATCTCGCAAGTGTTCTTGGACTTGCTCCATTCTGAACCTCACCATACGCCGCATTCACTGGCTGTGGCCAAGGCCCTTGGCCAAAATCAGGGTTAATATGTTCATCAGAGTCACCTGTTGGGATTCTCTCAACCGCATACACGGTTGCCTCTGTCTCATTTGCCTCGACATACCATCCGTCTAACTGCGTACTGCTCGGAAGCTGTATGCTCTTCCTCGCATTCTTCCCGTCTTTGTCGGTGCAGATGGCTTCGATCTTGTCGTTGGAAGAACCGGGTACGGATGTGCGCTCAATGCGGAAGCTATAGTCTCCAAGTGCGTAATTGGAGTTATTTGCGATTTCGTCGCTGTCTTTATACGCCATCTTATTCGTCCTCCGCTATGTACCAGTCAGTTTCCTGATCACTTCCGCCGTTGATATGCGGATGCAGGAGAAGCCCGGTTTGTGGTGTTACGATATCTCTCCCGATTCCAACCGCCGCACCGGCTCCGTTACCGCCATACGCTCTAACCTTATTAGCGGCTTCGGGAAGACCTTCGACATCGGTGAGCAGTTTCCCGGTTGAACCGCCTCTGTACACTGTCCCGTCCAAGTCGGTCACATCCTCACCATCGGTTGTCCAGTTGAATGTTCCGTTTGTCTGAATCTGTCTCGCTCCACCTTTGCCACCACGGATACCAGCATATCCATTCACCGCAAAAAACTGGTCTGTAATTGGCTCGTACACAGTCTGTGCAACGCCGTCCGCTGACGAATAACTTCCGAATGTGCTTGCTGTTCCAGCAGAGCCAGGATTCGGAGAGCCAGTCCATCCGCTATTTTCATAGGTGTTGATCATACTCTGTAGTTCATTGTCCGTGTATTCGGTATCTGGATGTTCGTTCTCCATCGCCGCTCTTAGTTCGTCCACGGTGTCGGGGATATATCCAGTGTGCGCTCCACCTTCTCCACCAGTGCCTATCGTGTAGGAATACGTTGCACTCGGATTCTGGATTACCACAGAATAAACCTTCCCCGGAGAACCACCAGCGCCACCCTCGCCGCCATCTCCACCTTCGGCTCCGTACCACACTGCCGTCAGGTTTGCGGTACTCTCAACCTCGGTATGAGTAATGGCATCCTCTCCATTATGACCAGGCCAACCAGAACCACCACCTGTCCCACCGCCGATCATGACAACCTTCATTTCGGTCACGCCGTCCGGGACTGTGAATGTACCGCCATCTTCCGCAAACGTAGTTGCGTCAAGGATGATCACATTCTTATAAAGCCCTTGCTGACCAGCCGGAGTATAGTTCGCATACAGTTCGATATCCGCTTTATTGAATGAAGATACCGTGAATGTCATGCTCGACATATACGCTTCGACTTCCTCATTGAAAGCGTTTTTGAGAAGATATATCTTCCCACACCGCTCACCGTTGTATTGGATGCCACCACGAACAACCTCAATGTGACCGCCCGGGCAATAAAATGCATAAAGTCTAAGCAAAAGGTTCTGAGAGTTGATAATATTTACCATCGTACAATCAGGAACACTAATGGTTTTATCTTCTGTACTCTCCGGGTCACCTTTTACTGTTTCTTTGGTAGAATGGAGATAAGGAACACCAGTAAGCTGACCAGCACCAGACACTATTGCACTGTTTACAGTGGCAGATACAAGCGTAAGCCCGGTTCCAGCAGTAATTGTCGATACAACCACAGGAGCATTCGAAAAGAACACTTCTTTGTTAGACACAGCTTCTGCACCAGTGTTATCAAACAATACGGTCGAATCGCCAGAGATCGGTTCAGTAAAGGTATGCTCAATTACCGAAACTTTGGTATACTGATTGGAATAGTCCATTGACCCTTCCAGATAAATGACCTCATCAGAAATCTGCTTTGTACTGCTTGGCGTTGCGTATATAAACGTGAATCTCGGATTTCCGTCAATATTCTTTACAATGTTCACGCCATTTGCGAAAACCAACTGATACAGATTCTGCCGCTTTGTCGCATACGGAAGCCAGCCGGAAACGGGAAGGTTCGCAACATCATCATCAATGTCATATGAGATGACAGGATTGCCCGTGCCGTGGATATCGGAAGCGAGGATGTGAGCCAGAACTGCTCCAAATGTCGTTCCAGTGAACAAACCGCCGACATGGTACATATTGTTCAGTACGCCGATTGCCGAAACAGTCTGAATCTGATAGGCATTCGCCCCGGTTCTTCTGACCGACTCCACATAAAACTTCCCGACCAGCGTATCATTCTGATAGAACCAGACAGGCGTACCATAGTCCAAGTTGATCATGCCGGATGCACCGATTTCATCGCTCACGTTCACCGCATAGATTTCACCAATCGCAGTGTCGATAATCTGCCCGTCCGAAGACCGGAAGATTTCCGCACTAATCAGGTTGGTCATATCGTCCTGGACGGTCGGAGTGAACGAATCAACACTCAACTCCTGACCGATCAGGGACACGTTCTGAACAGCTTCCGCTTCCGTAATACGGTCATTCTCGAAATAGTAGGAGGGGTTATCCAGCGAACCGATATAGATTTTGTTTCTGATCGCCATAATCGGCCCCTCCTTTATTTTTCGATGAGCGGGAAGTTAATGTTATGCCACAACTCATCATCACCCTCACGGTTGATACAGAACTCATAAGAATTGTTGTTCGAGTACATGATCATTGTGGTGTTCCCGTAGGTCGGTTCATCACTCTGAACCGAAACGTACTCCGGCATGATAAGGTTGTTCAGTATCTGAATCTCCCACAGATGAAGCGGTCTGCAAGTGATGTCGAAACGCAGTTTTGTTGCGACCCTGTCTCTCAGCATAGTGCCAGCGAGATTTCTTCCGGCATTTGGGCCATCAATGTCTGAACGGGTGACTTTGAGGCCTTGATATGCGATGAAGTCAGTGATATCTGTTCCGTCAATCAATATCCGCATTTTGTCACCTTCCCTTTACGCAAAGTTACTGATCAGGGACACACCCTTCTCTTTGCTAACCGCTTTCATGTCACTATAGATTGCTCTCATGAACTCTCTGCCGTTTACATTGAGAACAACCGTTCCGTTTCCACGATTCTGATTCTGCGAACTAAGTGCCTCTGTCATCGCCCGGTACGTTGCATTCTCGATGCCGTCAGTAATCATATTGCTGTTGGCAACTGCCGTGCGTCCATTAGAGAACTTTCCAGCAATCTCACCGTGGTTCATGTAGAACGGCCCTTCTTCAACGAAGCCGCCGGAAGCATATTTCTTTACTTTGCCCGGAGTAACCGATGCGCTGAACTTTGTACTGCTCAAACCAGTAAGTGAATTAAAAGCATCCCTTGCTTTTGCAATTACATTGCTAAGGCCACTCACAATACTACGGCTATAAGTGTTCGCACTGCTTGCCAAGTTACGCATGAAACCGCTACCTCTGGACTGCATTGACTGCATTTCTTTTGTAACATCCTTTGCGCTACCGGACACTTTGCTCATATTAGATTTAATGTTTGAGGCATCTCTGCTAATATCTGCTTTCAAACTTCCAATAGAGCGGCTGGAATCACTCGTTCCCTTTGCCATTGCTCTTGCCAAAGCATTGCCAGACTCTCTTCCGGTTTTCTCCAACTCATACAATGCTTCACTTACTGGATCTGTAACATAGCCTTTAACAGTATCATCAAGTGCTTGCTTTTCACGCATGATTCCGTACTCTGTTCCAAGAATCAATTCACGCCCAGCAAAGTCACCCTTGTTGTACCACATCTTCTTGGCGGCATCTTCGCCAAAAATAGCCTCGTCCAGTTTATATGCGAGAATGTTATGTATGACCGCAAGGTCAATCTTCTTAATTGCTTTCTGGAAAACCTCTTGTATTTTATCTTTCAGATTCTCTACAAAAGCATCTCTCTCGTCTTTAGGCCAGATAATATCAAAAACTTCTTTAACCGTGCTTTTAAGTTGCTCATAGCATTCCAGAAGCGCTTTCTTTATATCTGCCCAAGGAATCTTCTTTACGAACTCAACAATATTCTTTGTGATAGTCGGAAGAAGTCCGTCCGGGAAGAGTTCCTCTTTCAGTGTAACAGTTTTCTCCCACGCAGTCTTTACTACACGAACGAACGCATTCTTGATCTCTTCTCCCTTAATGTTATCGAAGAAATCTCTGATAGCATTCGCAACAGCAATCGGGTCTAAACTGTCCAACCAATCTGCAAGTTCTTCCAATGCTCCAAGTACAAAATCACTGATGTTTCTTGCTAATTTCCCCATACTTCCGGGATTCGTGAACGCACCATACAGAATGTCCCAGATTGCCGTCTTTAGTCTGGTTGCCAGTCTTCCAGCTTTCTTGAAGTCTATCTGATCTCCAAGACTATCCAGGAAGTTAGCAAGGCTTTTGCCAACATTGCGGAAATCTGCCGTCTTGAGGAAACTATACGCAAAGTCGATACCTCCTTGGATGCCCTTTCCGATCTTAGCACCCCAACCCTTCCAATCAAATCCACTCACCAAACTATTGAACTTATCTCCGAGAAGTTTTCCGACCCTCTCGAACTCACCGCCTTTGAGCATATTCACGAGGTCTTTAATCCAGCTTTTAACGCTGGCTTCCTCGAACATATTTTCGTAGTCGGTGTACTTGTCAGTGGTTCCACCGGAGGAATTGGAAGGTTCTTCGAGTCGGTTTATCTCATCGAACCCCATCAGTTGGTTCTTCCACTCTTTCGCTGCTTTCGCACCCTTCTCGGTTTCATCAGCCCATGCGTGAGTGTAATCTTTCGCTTTGAGGTAAGTTCCGCTTCCGCTGATAACAGCAAAGAATTGCGTGATCGCTTCAGCAGCTCTTGTGACTATACGAATGATCTGGATTACAATTGGAGTAATGGTAGCCAGGAGCGTGTTCCATGCCGCGCCAAGCTGGTTCGACATTTTAAAGTGTGCGCTCTTTAGAGAATCCATTGCATCAGCAATATACTTGGTCGCATTTCCGAAGTTCTTTGCAAAGAAGTATGCGTTATCGGAACCTTCTTTCAGCGCATCCGTAACAGCTTTGATTGCCGAGCGAATAAGACGATAGAAAGCAATTCTGCCAAGCGAACTCATAACCTTGTTCAACGGGTTAAGAATGCTCTTGACATTATCCCGCATCTTCTCCAACCAATTCGAGAGGCCACTTGTAGCAAGTTTGACTATGCTGGAAATAACCTTTTTGATGGCATTTAACAGTTTCCCAAAAATGCCGATTACTTTCTTCACTACAGAAGTAATAAATCCAAATGTTTTGCTGGCGGCATTCCCTACTGCTTGCAGGATAGACAACGCTTTTGAATACTTTCCTACTGCCCCTGTTGCTTTTTCAATTGCCTTTTCAGTCTGAATAATCTGATGGCGAAGCGCATATGCCTTGTCAGAGTCTCCAGCATCAAACGCCTTAAGCATTTCTTCACGCAAAGACGCAAGTTTGTGCTGAAGGATATCAATCTCATTTGCAGTTGCAATACTTATTTGTTTAGCAGCCGAAAGCGGATTCTGTTGATTCTTGGAAGATATTTTCTCTGCTTGTGCATTCGCATTAAGATTCCGCTCACGCTCTTTCCAAGCTTTATCTGCGTTTCCTTTTTTAAATGCATCCTCCATCTTTTCAGCAGAATCCGATACCTTGTGCATAGCAATTTGCAACCTATCGGCATTACGAATCGCATCCTGCATTTCTTGCGAAAGTGGATTACCAGATGCACTGGAACCAGTGCTTTTTTTAATTGCACCGCCGACTTTAGCCAGTGTTTCTGCATAAGACTTCAATTTTGGCAAAGCATCTTCCAGCTTGTCAGCCATTTCTTTAATGGCTGCGGTAACTTTTTCGATTTCTCGTTCAGCACCACTGGAATTATGCTTTACTTCTACTTCTAAACTTTCAAGAGTGTCAGCCATGTTTACTCACCCTTTTGTTTCTTCTTCCGTTTTTGCCTACGCACCATTTCTTCCATTGCAATCTGCATCTTCTCCATCTCTTCACGCTCACGTTGCTTCTTCTCTTCCTCCGTCAACGGGAAGATATCAACAGGACGCTCAAGATAACTCTGCTTCTTCGCACCTCTGCCAGAAAACATATTTGCCATGCAGACTACAAATGCATCATACACATATAGCCCTTGCAGCCATGCCTGTTCATTCTCAATCTCACGCTTAATACGAAATGCTTTGCGATAAGCAACAACTAAAAAAGGAGGGCCATCCCAGAACTCAGTATAGGACATACCCATAGCCATGTACTGCGGACAAGCCTCCTCAAAAATCTCTGTATAAGTTTGTGGCGATTCGGTTTGCTCGTTTAAAACTTTACCGCCATCTTGCGAGGGTTTGCTTCATCCTCACTTGCAATGAGGCTCTCAAACGGAGCGGCATATAGTCTGCCGAGATACCCCAGTTCGTCCTCATTCAGACCGCCAAGGCCATCGAACAGGATCTTGTCGGTCTGCTCTCTGGTCATATACGGATGGTGCATCTGGAACGCACCCCAGAACATGAGCGGGATCATCGTCATGCTCTGCGTATCGATCAGGTTGATATTGAACCCAGCCTGTTCCGTCTTGGACACAGACTTGCGGTTGAACTCCAGCGCATACTCTTTGCTGTTTTCCGGGTCGGTAATGACCATCGGTTTCAGACTCTCATTCTTCTTGTTAGCCATCTCGATCTCCTTTACTCATTCATGATAAGGGGCGGTATTATGCCGCCCCATTTTTGCTTATCAGGTAGAAGCGGCTGCGAACTTGTAGTCACCAGTCGGGACGATGTTCGCATTGTTCTCCAGCACGGAATCGACATCCGCACCACCGAAGCCAAGAGGCAGCGGTTTGCCGGGGAAGTAGAAACTGTCGAGTTCGCTGTCGGTAGGATATGCGATCTCGAACCACATTTCCTTGCCACCAGTCAGCCCCTCATAGGCAGTCACACAGGCTTCCCACGCAGTACGGAACTCATCATAGTCATTGACCGTGATGGCAATCGCACCGCCGGAATCGCCGAGGCCCTCGATATAGGTGTGGTTCTTGGTAGCACTCAGAGGCGTGGACTGAAGGGTATTGGGCTCATTAAACAGGGCCGGGATGGCTTTGCAGCCGGGAATGGTCGTGAAACCAGTGGTAGGCGTTGTGCCTTTGGTTGTCTCTACAGCATACTTCAGAAGCATTCCGGCAGTCGATACAGCATTAGCCATAGTGCATTATCTCCTTTGTTTATGTAGTTGGCGGCATCACATCGCCACCACCGATTTGACGGCGATATCTGCCAATGACCGTAAATTTCGTACCATCATCAACTGTGGTCTGCTGAAATCTACGATAATAGAGTTCACTAAATGCCGCTTCGGCAACAGCAAAGATGTTGTATGCCTCTGTTGCGGCTGTCCCTGATTTGTTGCTGACAACTTGTATCTCAAACACAGACTCCCATTGGATGTCCTGGAAGTCTAATTGTGTGTACTGAGGAGGACGGATATTATCAATCTCATGGATATAACAAGCTGGAAAAGACGCTGGTTTTGGAACGTATCTGCTTGTGCAGTTTGCATTCGGATACTCAGCCTTAATCGCATTGACCACACGGGTGTACACGGCATTCCTTGAATATTTCATTTCCTACCGAACACCTCCTCGACAATACGTTTCTCGTTTTCCCGAATTGCTTTACCAGCATAGTACATCGGCATATACACATCAGTCGAAGACATTAGCTTTCCTTGATAAAACCAATATCCCCACTTTGCATACTGACCAGCATTCTGCTCTGAATAAGAACCAGGATACACAGGGACGCTTGTCTGAGGCAATCCGTCACCATACATCATTCCGGCACTATTACCAGTACCAAACTCGATGAAGTAAACATCTTCGCCCTCCGCGTATATCTTGTATCCGTTTCCACCTTCCAGTGGAAGTACCACCGCTTGAACGCCGCCATTACCAGTCTCAGAAGAATCTGCATTCGCTTTGGCATATTGTTCATTTGCCGCTTGGCATCCGATCTCAGCCAGCTTCCTGCACACCTCGTCCAGCTTTGGCTTAATCTCACGCTGATACTTTTTGAGTTCCTTTAACGCCTTATCACAGCTTGCTTTTGACAACTCAATGGTTATCGTCTTCATACTGCACATCCAGTTCAGCCAAGGCGATGACAACCTGATTGATCGTCCTCGATATGCCAGTACAACGGTAATTATGAGGATCCGTTTCGGGATCAGCCTCGAACCAGAAGATGGTATCCGTGTTGAACGGGGTGTCGAGGTCATCCGTGACCGCCGTCCGAGTGAAGGGATTGTCCACACCGAACAACTCAATCTCGGCCTGTCCTCGACCGCCGGAAACATTCATCCTGGCTTGAATCGGCTCACTATAGCTTACCTCTTGCTCACCAGTATAGTTCCCGTCCTCGTCAACAACCTCAGTCACACCGTTGTACAGTGCGTACCAGATCGTCCGCTTATTGCGATTAAGCGTTCTCACAGAGCATCACCCTCTACTAAAGACTCTGACAATTGCATTCGCATTATTTCTGATATAGTCTCTCATATCATCAAACACGAACCGCCTTGTCACACCGTTCTCAGTATGAGTGTCCTGACCTTCAGATCCGGCATGAGTATAACCAGCAACTACTGCCGCAATCTGCATTTCCTCATACTTGGGCGGTACTTCCGTAACATCATCAGGGACACTCGGATAGTTATCGTACATCCAATTAAGGATTTCTTGCCCAGCAGAGCGAATGTATTCAATTAGCATTTCATCGCTTGGCATTTCGCCGCCATCACTGAGGCGAATTTTAACAGATGCCAATTTCTGATCGTCAGTCATTGTCAGCACTCCTCAGGATGGGGAGAGGGGAACATCCCGCTCTCCCCGTTTTAGGTTAATCAGGCAGACACAGCAGCCGGGGCATTCAGATAGATGCCGTTGGTCTTCTGATGCTTAACCCAAGCACCGTGATACTGACGGAAGTCATACATCCACGCCTGAGCCTCCTGGGTAACATCCGGGCTGAAGATGCGAGGATTCGCCAGCTTCACAGCCTGCATGATTGCAGAGGGATGCACAATCATGAAGTTGATCGTGCTACCAGTAGCGGTATAGCCGCCAGCGCCGTCATGGTCAGTGGGCTGACCGAGGGTAACAGCAGTATTGAATCTACCGGACGGAACCGTGATGACACGCATGGAGTCATACATCTCGACATTGTAGTCGATGCCGTTCTCGCCGTTCATGGTGTAACGGGTGATGCCAGACTTGAGGTAGCGGTACATGGTCGGGTTCACAAAGAGGATACGGCCTTCATACGGGACTTCCGCATCATCCAGTTTCTCCGTGCCGAGGTCGATAGCCGCAACAGCAGCCGCACCCGAACTGATGGTTTCCGTGGTCTTCATTGCGGAGGCAGCGTTCGTAGCATAGGTTGCGAAACGCACCGCATCGGTTTCTGGGACAACCTTCGTCCGCATGAACTCGCCGGACAGAGTGCCGAACGCCATGCCCATGCTCTCAGCATTATCAATGCGGTCAATCAGGAACTGCCGACCACGATCCCACTGAGGCTCGTAGGCTCTCCACTGAGCGGTCACATCGCCACGGACAAAGCCGCCATTGCGGGAGTAGTCACCCAGACCGACCATGTCAGTCTCGAACATATAAAACGTATGATACTCGTCAGACCAGCGAACCATGTCCTGGGCGGTATCGAGGATTGCGGTCTTGGATTCTGCTTTGTAGACTTCATCCAGAAGAGGCAGATATTCAGACGCAAGGCCAATGCTATTAGCAATGGCGGGGGAAACAGTAGTAGCCATTTCTCATTTCTCCTTTATTGTTTAATAGGCGGTAAACCGAAATATCTGCGTTGTTTATTAATCGCTTCTAAATCGGCTCCCTGTGCGGTCGGAGGCGAACCAGTAGTCAGAGTGGGCTGTTTATTAAGCGCAGCCGCCTCAAGTTCCTTCTGTTTCGCATCCAGAAATTCTTGCTGACACGCCATGATAGCGGCGGCATCGTTGTCAGCCATAGCCTCTGCCGCCCGGAGTGCGAGTTCTTGTGTGTAACCAAGAGCGAGACACTGAGCCTGATAGCCGCTCACGGTCTTGTCTCTGCGGAGCGTCCGTAGTTCATCCTCAACAGCCTTTTCCCGTTCAGCCCTTTCGGCCTCTGCCCTCTCGGCCTCCGTCTGTTTCTCACGGAACTGCCGCTTCCATTCTGCGGCATCGGAGTTCGCCTTGGACAGTGCGGTCTTCAGCTTGTTGACTTCATCACTGGAATCCTTTGGAGCAGGAGCCTCAAACTCAAACTCCTCAAGTGCTTTCAGTTTGTCCTCTGCGGACATCTCTGCGTACCCTTCGATCTTCTCAAACAATTTCATGCCTCGTTCTCCTTTGCGTTTTTTAAAGTGCGTCCCTGCACTATTGTTTTCCGTTTTTACGAGTTTTCATCTCGTTTACGATTTAAGACTTTCCTGTCTATCTATGCTTAACTGGCGTATTGCCACTTATAGCCATATGCATGATTATAATTTGGATGACCGTTAGCGCACTTACTAATATTCCCAGAAGCATAGCCATCTCTACTTGCTTCAGCCAAACTTGGATATACTCTTACCAATTCACCATCAAGTGTATATTGCGCTATTTGTCTGCTTTTCTTCCCGTTTCGGTTCCGATCTCCAATTCTTTTGCCACGGCTACCGTAAGAAGAGTTTTCTTTATGCGAACACCATTCCAAATTATTCACATTATTGTTTTGCTTGTTTTCATCTAAATGGTTCACTTCTGGAAACAAATTTGGATTTGGCAAAAACGCTTGAGCAACAAGCCGATGAACACTAACTTGCTTAGCGTTATTATGACCATCGTAAAGCCAAACGGATAAGTACCCATGATTTCTTTCCTGCGGTTTTAATATCCGTTTCCCGACTCTACGCACTCTTCCAAAACTGCTCACTTGATACTTACCACAGTATCCATCAATGTCTTTCCAAAGTTCTTCCATATTAAATTACCGCCTTTCGTAATTCGCCTTATATTTACAAGGGGAAGGCACTAAGGCTTGTGCTTTTCGGGAGCTACCCTATCCCCATGTTTTTAACTAAAAATTAACTCACACCTGCAATTACAATTGTTATTTGCAAGTTCAAACATACCAGGAGCGGAAGCGTGATCGTTATCGTATGTCCAGAATTCTTCATCGATCCCAACGGTCATCCCTTCAAGATACTGATGGGTATCTCTGACCTTCTCGTCCATCATAGTGATCCAAGTCTTGTTCTTCGCTCCGGCTTTTCTTGCGGTTTCCAACGCTGCCGTATTCGCATCCCTGTGTACCTCGGTTTCGGCAATCCTGATGAGATCGTCCACGGTTCCTCCGTTTGAGAAGTATTCCTCGGCCCTCTCTCTCCAAGTTTTACCAGCCACCTTCTTATTCACAGTTTTGTTCACATCTTCGAGTGTGGGATCCCAAATGAATCCAAGCCTCTCTCCGGTCACCGCAGCCCCGTTTGCATACGCTAGCAGGAAGAGGTCGAACAGCCAGTCGATGATATCGTCCTCGTCATCAACAACCAGTTTGCCGTCCGGGAATCTCTCTTGGAGATCCACTGTGAACTTATTCAGTTCGTCAAACGGCAGAATGCTGTTCATAATATCACTCCAGAATTTCTACCAGGCCAAGGCCCTCCAGATGCTCGGCACGTTTGCGGTCAACATCAAACTTCTCGCCTGTGTTCATCTGCTTGTCAAACTGAAGGTCAAAATAAACCTTTTTGACAAGGACAGTGGTTTTCTTCTTCAAATCCTTTTCGATCTCGGCTTTTCCGGGAGCAAAAACCTCATCGTAATTGCTCTCCTTCGGTTCAACTTTTTTCCTTCTCATACCCTTATAAATCTCCTTTACAGGTATTCGGCTCATATCAAACGGGAGAATAAATCCCGTAACGCCGTCCACTATCCCTTGCTCTGCGGCTACCGGAATCTCTGTGCAGATAACCGGAGTTCCAACAGACAACGCTTCTACGATGCTATACGAATAGCCCTCAGTGTCAGAAAGCTGAACCAGATAATCAGCATCAGCTATGAAGTCGAGAATGTCCAAACGGTGCTTCATAATTGATACGCTCTTGTTTGGAAACTCTCTCGGTATGTCCGTGTACACTGTCCAGTGAAACGGAATACCAGCTTCGTCCAGGGCATCTGCCAGTTTCACCATGCGGTCAAAGCCCTTCTCAGGGGTCAGTCTGGTAGCTGAGATGAGGTTCAGAACCTTCTTGGGCTTCTTCACCGTGTACGGGTTGTACATCGTCTCAATGTCTTTTGCCCATTCGTAATGCTCACGGATTCCGTTCGTTATGTTATCAGCTACACCGAACCGCTTGGTGATTTTAGGACTTGGGCATGGATTGAGATGCCTGTTTATATAGTCTGCGTGAAATGTCTGGATATACTCTTTAGCCTCAACATTATCCAGAATGTCATATCCCCACCCGAAGATGAACACATCGCAAATGATCTTATCTCCAGGATTGTATCGGATAACCCTTGCAACTTCGGCTATATGTTTCATCATGTCTGCATCGCCATTTTGATACAGAACAGTGATGTCGTAATCTTTTCCGAACTTCAGCCCCATCTCATAGCAGTAGGTTTCCACACCGCCAACACAGTTGAAACTCGGAAAGTAAATTACGTTCTTAAGCCGAAGAGTCCTCACACAGCACCACCAGTATCGTTTTCGCCGTTATCTGCGTCTTCCTCTACTATCTTTGCTTCGCCCTGACCGCCGTCAATCTGCTCTGCCTGGACAACCTTGTCGGGGGAACCCCAGATCATTTCAAGCCACTTCTCAGACATCTTCATGTCCTTAACAGGATCACTGGAGATACCGGACTTTGCCGCAGCCAACTCAGGATGCAGACCAGCAGACATGAGCGTCTGGAACGCCTGAGCCTTGCTCTGAACATTCGCAGTTTCGTTTCGGACAAACGACAGTTCGAAATCAGAAAGGTCGATATCGAGCAACCCCTTGCGTCTCAAGATCTCAACCACAATGGCATCAAACTGCCTGTTGGATTCCTTAAACAGATCCTCAGTGTTCCTTGCGGCAGCATCAGCCTGATACCATCCAAAGTTTGCAAGCACAGCCGCACCAGTTGTATCGTAGGTAGAACCGCCATTGCTTCGGCTCGGCATAGCGCAGATTCGAAGAATCTCATCATAGAGACTGTCAATCAGCGTCTTCGTCTGACTCTGGTCAAGCTGCTCGGACAAAACCTTGAAATCGGCTTTGTTCTCCCCAATAGACCGAAGTGCGATCATTCCGGCCTTGCGGATGTCGGTAATCGTTGTGTTCTCCGGGAACTCGCAGTTCACCGCAATCGCCAGGGACTGGATAAACTGCTCTACGCCGTCACAGCAATTCGAGTAAATATTTGAAATCTCGTCAATGAGAGGGATTGCACTCTCAAATGAAGACATATTTACATTGTTGTACCGATATTCGATGATGGGAATCTTGCCCAGCACATTCGGCTCAACACTTTCCAGATTCACAGCAGTCGCAAGGAAGTTGCAGTTGTTCTCATATGTGATCATCTTTCCAGTTGTTACGCCGGACAGATGGAATACATACTGCTCAGTGAACACATCAAAGCGGGCCTTGCCGTCAGTAACAACAAAGTTCACGCCCATAACAGGCTTATTACCCGGTTTGAGAGAGTACACAACGAATGCGGAACGTGGGTCGAGTGCGTAGGCGTGGTACGGAACCCCGTCATCATCGGAAGGTTCGACAAAGATCACACCCTTGCCCACCGTGTGAAACCAGTCTGCCGCTTTGTTATCGGCATTGTTCTTCCCAGAACGGTAAAGATACTCGTTCATGTCCTTTACCTTCTTCTGGACGCCTTTACGCCGCCCAACATAGAACGCTGGCTGCGTGAGGAAGTACCCGTTCTTAAACTCGACTACAGATGCGGCGATGTTCACAGGCACTCTGTTCAGAATGTCCTCTCGAACCTCTTTCTGACGGTGCAGAATCGGCATTACATTACGCCGATACCAGTAAAGGAACTCCTCCTGGAGCATATTCCTGACATGAAAAACGAGGGCAGAGTTTAGTTCCTCTTTGATATTATCCGCTGTGATATCATCAAAGGACGCATAAATGTCCAGCCGACCAAAAAGGTCGTTGCGAATCACAGGAGATTTATTTTCAAATTCGTCCACAATTCCACCCCACAAAATAGAAAAAGACCGTAAATGAATCACTCATCTACGGCCTTTATAGGCTCTCTAATAGCTATGCCATTAGTCTACATCACTTATTGTATTTCGGTTTCCCTTCGTTATAGACAATCCATCTTGCGGATTCAGCTACAACCCAATTACCGTTTTCCAACTTAACTGTAGCTTCATGCCTACGTTGGACAATTTCCTCAATAAGTTTTTTTACATCTTCGGGCATAGCATATACCTCAATCTTATTAGGCGATTCTCACGCCGCTGCTTCCTCTCACCCAACGACACAGTATCCGCACCCGCAAAGAAGATCTGTGCCAGCAGCCGTGTGGTATCTGATCAGAAAAGGAGGAGGGCAACATATGAAAAAACTGTCTGAAAAGCCTTTTCTCCACTAAGCATTATAGCAAATACCGTACACGCTGTCAAGTGTTTTTACTTGACAGCAGAAAATTATGCTGTGTGCTGATACGTTGTCTGGTTCGCACCCTTTCCGGCATTTGGAATGTTGAAAGCATCTTCCTCGCTCCAACCGTAAACATAGATGCGGTTATAAACAATGTGATAGTTCAAACCAAGTTCATCACACTTTTTGTGCAGTTCACTCTTCTGGTTTTGCAACGGAGTGTAAAGAGCATCGTAAACACTCCATCCCTTCTTTATCCGAAAATGAACTTGCTTGTAAGGAAGACCAGCTTTCTCAGCAGCCTCCGCAAGAGACATTATCTCACCGTTATATTCCACCCATTTTGTTGTAGTCCTATTCCTCGCCTGTTCAGCAAGTGGAATCCATTTGCAATTTTCCGGGCAGTAATCACCATTCACATCAATCCGTTCTATTGTCAGGCCTTCTTCATACCCGTTGTTAATCGCCCAATCTCTGAAATTTTCATACAAAGCCCATTCCTCGCAAATTGCGATTCCTCTTCCGGCATACCGCTTATGATGCCTACACCGATTGTTAATGCCACACCATACGTTATGAAGCGGCGTATGGCTTTCTCTATGCCTTACCATTTTAACCTCCAAAACAAATTGCGCTCCGAAGATGGTGATGGCATCTTCAGAACGCAATTATACAAAGCGTAGTTTCCCACGCATCGTATCCAGTTGTTGCAAGGCCATCACCCTTACATTCTCATTGTAAAGGAGAGTATGCCCTGCCTCAAGTCACAGGTGCTACCTATTAGGAATCAAAATGGCCGTTTTACAATTGTTGCTATATTTGCTCGATCTGACATTTGCCAGTCTACAAACATCGCCAAGCAGTCGCAGACATCATCATTCTTATTGCGACCCATCATCGAATATGTGCAGAGTTGGTTCATCGCCTCTCGGTATTCCCGATTCTTCTGGTAATAACTCTCATCCTTGAACAGAACGTGTTCCTTGACCATCGCACTATTCACCTGGATTCTCGTTTCCTTGTTCGTCTGAGTCCATCTGGTAGTGATAGATGTCATACCGCCGAGTTCCTTAACACGCTTCTCAACATTCTGTGCGAAGATCGTGCCGCCTCGGTTCGACTCAATCCGGCATTGCTTTACCTTCCGGTCGACCAGCATCTTGGCAATCCGCTCCTGGACAACCTCAACCTTGCCGTTATCGCAGATGATTGCTTCCAGGTAGAAATCATTCCCGTACTGATAGAAGACGGGGCAGACGCAGTAGTCCGCTCCCTGCTCTTTTGTATCGCAGATTGCGAGAACAGAATCCGGTTCCTGATCGGGAAGGTCAAAGTACCGCCGGAGTTCTTCCGGTGCATAAAGCTGTCCTTCCCTCTCAATCGGCTCCTGTTGATAGATTGCAAGCCATGACGGCTCGTCCATCATATCTCTCTGCTTCAGCAGAACCTCTGTCGTATAACCAAGGCCATAAGGGTAGCAAAATCTGCTTTCCTCATTCTCGTCCAGAACAGGCTCACGGATGAACATCGCACCGGGATCCCCGTCATAATATTGTTCGAGCCGACCAATCGGATCATTCAGTGACCATCGTGTCCCGATGACGAGCCTCTTCACCCGGTCACCAATCGCCCTCTGAAAGAAGTCTGTGTAGACCGTCTGCCACAGTTTGTCGAGCCGCTCCTTATTCATTGCTGTTTCAATGCCATCGACAGGATCATCCAGATACAACCAGTTGGATGCTCTGACTCGACCAGCAAGCTGCGAACCGAGAGAGCCACCACACTGAAGCGTCTTAAACCTCATGTCATCACTACGGTCATAGCCAATGCCGATCATCAGATCCTTTGCGTTCGTGTTGATTACCGAAAGGCCGGGAAAGACATCCGACCACCGATATTCACCGACAGGATCGAATATCCGCAGCATCTCCCCGTATACGCCCGTCAGGAACGAGTTATTGTGCGAACCAATGAGGTTACCCAAGAACGGGTTCCGTCCGCAAGTCCATGCCAGCCCGAACTCAGCCAGCGTTGTTTTCCCAACGCCAGGGGCAAGGCTGATCGCCAATGTGTGCAGCTTCCCCTCTTCCAGCATTTGAATCCCGTCAGCGCACCGCTTTAGCTGTTTCCGGCGGGGCAGATAAAACTGCTTCTCAATTGCTCTGTCCTTTTCGATGTAAATGCAAAAGCTGTCAAAGAAGTGCGGGGCATCGAACAAGTGCGTCTTGTAATACAACTCCTGCATCTCATCAGCATCCACCCCAATTCGGAGCAGACCGTTCGCCCCGGCTCGAATCTTTCGGTTCAGTTCGTGTGCCAGTCGGAAGTTCCCCTCATCATAGACGATAGTCCCGTGATCCCTCCGGCCCGTCCCCTCGACCTTCACAGAATCCAGAACCTCCAACTCCCGGCAGACCTCGAATGCGTCCATGTACGCCACCGGGTTATCCATCGCTATCAGTTTCCGTGCGACCTTCTCTAACTCTTCCATCGTTCAGCACCTTACCATACATATTCCGGGACGGAACTGTAAAGGCCAGTGTGTTCCATCCATCTGTGTCTGTCCTCCGGCAACACCCAGTCCTTAACCAATGCGACAGAGATGATCCATCGGTAACCGTTATCATCAAAGTAGACCGTCCCATCATTGTCAAAGAAATGTACCGCAACCTCCGGCCTACGCTTCAGATCGTGCTTGATTGCCGCCAAAAGTGCATCATTCGGAGAATCGAACCCAGTGCGGAGCATCGACTCGACAACGTAGTCGGGGAAGTCCTCGGCTGAGTAAACCTTTCCCGCTTTCGAATGGAAGTGCTTCCAAGCCCGTTCTTTTTCTTTCTTGTCATAATCACGCCTCGCAGCGTAATCAATCTGCTTCGCAGACAACTGTGTTCCTGTGCATCTGGAAACGGACGAATACAATTCGACCGCCGTGTAATTATCGCACAGTCCGTTGATTATCATATCCAGTTCGTCTTCTCTGTTCATGATTCCACCTCCAAATGTAAATACGCCCAGAAGATGGTGGAGACATCCTCTGGACGCATTATGTATGTCGGATGTTGTAATGGTAGCAAACACGATTGTAACGGCGTATCTGCGACTGCGCTATAAAGCAAAATTTTATTAGCCATCCGACTTTACATCAATTCCATTCGCAAGTTCTCCACCCTTGCATTGTCCATCTTATCACCGAGCCTTGCCACAAAACAAGACACAAATTTTCCCGCGCGCTACGACACAGTGCTACAGCTACAGTACCTTCGCATTAGTTTTAAATTTTGTTTTTTTAAAAAAATATTTTTTATTTTTTTCTTTATTTAAAAGATATACTATTTTTACTGTAGCTACTG